GATAACGACAGCGGAGCGACAATAAATATTTGTTATATCCAGGATACTAAGACCGTTGCAAAATACGACGCACTGTTTGTCGATCTCCTTGTTGCGGAATTAGCCCTCCGATTTGCAAATAGTTTGACTGGTGTTAATAAGAGCATGAAAGAGATTAAGGCTTGGAGAGACGATGTGCGAGGGCAGGCGCGGACAAAGAACGGCCAAGAGAACCCGATCAAGCGTCGGGAGGTCAGCCCGATCATTACAAGACGACAGGCTGTTTGTAGCGGGAGTTCAACGTTCGACGGGACTCATTTACTCTCATGATATCCAATCAAGCCTATGTAAATTTTGCCTCCGGCGAGCTTTCCCCGAATGTTTGGGCGAGAACCGATAGGCCTTTTTACACAACCGGTCTTGAGATTATGCGGAACTTCTTTCCGCTACTTACCGGCGGAGCGTTTTTTCGCCAAGGCTTTCGCTTTATTAACCACACAAGATTAAATCAGAAGGCGTTTTTGCTAGCGTTTGAGTTTAATGACGAGCAGGCGTACGTTCTTGAGTTCACTAACTTAAAGATGCGGGTCCTAAAAGACGGGGGGAACGTAGTAGAGTCTGCAAAGACGCTCACGGGGATCACGAAAGCATCCCAGGGTGTAGTTACCAGTGTTGCCCACGGCTTTCTCGACGGAGACGAAGTTTATTTCTCCGGTATTATCGGGATGACAGAACTTAATGGGCAGTTCGTAATTGTGTCCGACAAGACGGCAGATACGTTTAAGATGAAGGATCAAGATGGTGCGTATATTGATACCTCGACATTTACGACGTATTCTTCCGCCGGCGCCGCGGCCAGGGTCTATGAGATAACGACTCCATACGCTGAGGCGGATCTCTGGCAATTAAAAATGGCACAGACTGCAGACCTTGGGTATATCTGCCACCCAAAATACGAGCCGATGAAACTTGCGAGAACTGGCCATGCGGCATGGACATTAACCACATACCCCCGCACCTCAGACCCTTTTATTGGGGCGACGAAAAACATTACAGGAGCCACCCAGGCTAATCCGTGCGTCTTGACGGTCACGTCCCATGGGTATACTACAGGACAGCGTATCCGAGTGGCTTCTGTTGTTGGGATGACTGAGCTAAACGGGAAAAGCTATTATATTACTAAGCTTACTGATAATACTTTTAGTCTCCAAACTCTCGCGGGCGTAAATGTGGACTCTAGTGCGTATGGCGCGTGGAGTGCAGGGTTCTATGGCGGGCGATTAAATATGGGCGGGCCGGATGATGACCCCGATACTTTCTGGGGGTCTAAAGGGCCTAATACCTCAACCGGAGTGCCACAATTTGATGATTTCACCGTTGGAACGGCCGCCGGTGACGCGTATTCTTACACCATTACATCGCAGAATGGTACATCTGATCGGATCCGTTGGTTCTCGGGCACGTCAAAGCATATGCTTATTGGCACCTTTGGCGGTGTGTACAAGGCAAACGGCGGCTCTGACGGTACGCCTATTACCCCGACGGCTATTTCAGTTGCGCCTCTTTCTAGTTACGGAACGGCGGATCAGAACCCGATATTTGTAGGGAGCCAAACCGTTTATATTGAGAACGGTGGCAGGACATTGAGGTCGTTTGAATTTGATCTTCTTGGCGATAGCTATGCGGCATTCGACAAGAACTTATTAGCAGAGGAAATCACTTTTGGTGGGGTCACGCAAGTATCTTTTACCCAGGGGCGTCCTGATTTGATATGGGCGGTTCGCGCAGACGGGACGCTTCTCTCCTGTACATTCTTATCAAAAGAAGAAGTTGCAGGTTGGGCGAGACATAACCTTGGCGGCGAGGGTAAAGTATTAAGCGCAGCAGCCGACTATCAAACAGATAATTTTGATCGTCTTACTGTTTGTGTTGAGCGTACGATCAATGGCCATACCCGTCGATCCCTCGAGTATTTTGACCAAGACCCTCAAATTTTAGACGCAACGGATTATTATACGGGGGCCACAGAAGAAGCAAGCGATACATTAGTTTATAAAAATCTTACGTTTGAGAAGCAGAAAGAGTTTGTCCGTTTGGATAGCGCCTTAATACTCGACACAACTCAAGCATACACCCTCACACTGTCAGCAGTCACAGGGACAACGGTCACGGCTATTGCTGGCGGCAACGCGTTTGCGGCTACGGATGTCGGGAAATACATATTTGTCAAATATCTCACGGGTCTTGAGACCGGAGTAGCCAAGATCACGGGGTTTACTTCGGCTACACAAGTAACGGTTCAAGTTCTCCAAGATTTTTCTAGCGTCAGCATTGTAACGGGCGGATGGTATTTACTCACCTCGACAGTTCGAGGACTCGGGCATCTTGAGGGTGCGTCAATCGGCGTTGTTACCGACGGTGGCGTCCATGCAAACAAGACAGTCACAAACGGGGCAATCACTCTTGATTATCCTGCTCGTTATGTTATTGTGGGGTTTAAGTATCTTGGCGTCGGCCGCTCCCTAGATATCGAATTTGGTGCACAAATAGGTATTGCGCAGGGACGCCCTCGTAATGTGCAGCGTCTCATCTTCAAGTTCCGAAACACGATGGGCGGAAAGTTCGGAACGTCTGAACGCACTCTCTATAAGGTCTCTGCTCTTGCGTACCGTAAAGCCGGCGACTTTTTAGACCGACCCCCGCTTTTATTCAGCGGCATAAAAGAGCCGATCAATTACGATAATTGGGGTGTGACTAAGCATTTTTATTTTGTACAAGATGAGGCGCAGCCTATGACCGTATTAGGTGTTGTTCCTCTTATGGATGTGACAACAGAATGATAAAAGACCTTACTCTTCCAACGCCTGAGATGCGCGATATTATAGCCGAGTTTGAGGCTATCTTAGCGCGGCATCCGAACGCGACTTTTGGGGATACGGAGAACCTTCCGGTTGAGCATCTTTGGGGCGGCGGAACTTGTATCCGTCAGATGTTCTTACCAAAAGGCACCGTTGTGGTGGGGAAGATCCATCGTCATGTGCACCCAAACTTTTTAATGCAGGGCGAGGTTATCGTTATAACGGAGGGCGGTGGCCGGCAGCATATTAAGGCTCCACATTCTATGATATCAGAAGCGGGAACAAAACGCTGTGTCTATGCAATAGAGGATAGCATTTGGGCCGTAGTCCATGTTACAGAGGCAACCGATCCCGTTGCCCTAGAGGCCGAAGTAATCGCCCCGTCATATGAGGCGCTTGGGTTTGAGACATTAAAGAAAGTAGGTGCCTAATGGTGTGGGCAGCGACAGCAATAGCTGCGGGTACGGCGATATATAGCGGTGTCTCGGCTAAACAGGCCGCTAATAAACAGGCCAAACTTCAAAAAGAGCAAGGAGCGCTACAACTTCAGGAAGGGCTTTTTGAGGCGGGGAGAGTTCGAGATGAAGGATACAGGTTTAGCCAAGAACAGATGATGCAGTATATTGGCGCGGGAGTTGAGATCAAGGGCACACCGCTTCTGGTTATGGCAGAGAGTGTTGCTAAAGCGGAGGAAGAAGCCAAAGCAACAGAGCGTCGTGGTTATGCGTTAGAAAATTTTGCGGCGCAACAGGCAAAGATCACAACAAGTCAAGGCCGTGCGGCGTTAATCGGATCCATAGGGTCGGCAGTTGGAGCGGGTTCAGGAACCTACAAGGCGCTTAAGTAAGAGGCAGATATGGGCAAGATAAGTCAATGGCAGTCAAGACAGTTAGCGTCAAGTGCTGTCGGTGTTCCGTCTCAAGATAGAAGCGGAGAGATTATTGCTCAGGGGCTCCAACAGGGGGTTCAGGGTATTGCTTCTGTCCTTGGTGAGCGTAAGGCGCTAGCGGATGACTTAGCCGCGGACGTCCATATTGCGGAATACTCGATGGCTTATGGCGAGGCTAAGGGTAAGGCGATGACGCTTTATCGGGATAAACCTGAAGCGCTTCCCAAGGCTGTTCATGACCACGGGCAGAAGTTGATAGAGGATTTTTCCTCGAAGATGGAGCCGGGGGTTGCTGAGAACTTTAGACGAAAAGCGTCGGCGTTCATTACTAACGACACCTCAAATAGTTTGTCTTGGGCGAGGCAACGCGATCAGGAGATCATTGTCGGGAATATCCAAAAGGGTTTTAATAATCTCGAACTTGCGTCTCAGAATGCTAAGGATCCAACGACCTTAAAAAATGTTCTTACCGCGATCGACAACCATGCGGTTAAAGCACAGAATTTTATTGATTTTAATTCCGCCAATACGCTAAAAGATCGAACAACTAAGGCGGCTAAGGACAACGCTATCCAAGGGCTTATATCGGTAAGCTCGAAACAGGCAGTCCAAGCTCTTGAGTCAGGCGAGTATCTTAAGAACGGTGCGCTTACCCCCTCTGAGAATAGTGCATATTTGAGAGTCGCTAAAACAGCGGCAATTACGGATGCGTCGATCGAGCAGTACCGGTCTATCTATTCTTCAGGCGCGCAACTTTCCGATATGGCAACACGCCTAGGAGAGGGTACATTGTCTATTAGCGAGATCAATTTGCAGCTTGAATGGGCAAAACTCCACGAGAATGATACAGACATCAACGGGGAGAAAGTTATTCCAGATGGACACATTACGGGCCTTGAGAGTTTGAGAGATATTGCGCTGAAGCAAGATTATCGTCCGGCGGCGCAAAAAGCTTCTGACTCTTTAGTCGCCCGCAAAGAGTGGGAAACACACTGGACGAAGATTTTAATGGACAAGCCCGCCAAAGGCGCTAAAGGGTATAATGACGTTATTGGTACATATGCTAAAGCGCTTAAAGCTTATCAGAATGGTGTACTCTCGGACAAAGATTTTGCTACGGCCAAGAAAATCTTAGACACTAAACTTCGCGCCTCCGCTAAAGGTAAGCCACAGGCCAGTTTGGGCGAAGCTCTCGAGAATGCTGCGACTAAGAGGTTGAATTTCTGGGAGGCCTGGGATAAACAGGAGAGTATTTATGACCAGGGTTACCGGTTAATAGGGGAGAAATTTAAGAACCGCACGGATCTCTCGGCTGCCGATCGTCAGCGTCAAGTTGAAGATCTGCTTGTTAAATACACGGAGCACGTCGATAACATGACGGAAGAACAGCGCAACTCTATTCAGAACACAGAGAAAGCGGCGAAGGATATTCTCGAGGGCACGGAGAAGGACGGTAAGATCAGTCAAGGACTTTTTGATCGTTTGATGGTGATTAAGACCGCGGATGGAGCAATATACCAAAGAGGCCAAATTATTCAAAGAAATGGCGGGGCTTTTTTAGTAGATTTGGACAAGACAACGGGTAAACCGATATTCCGTCGAGTAAAGGTTAAATAGTGGCCGAATACGAAATTCTCCAAGACTCTGCACCTTTGACGGAAGAACAGATGAACAATATGTCTGTTCAGCCCGAGGCTTCAGTTTCTCCTCTTTCTCTCCAAGAGGACGAGGTTGGCATTATGGTCACGGGTCCTTCATATGACCCTACTAAAAGAGATGTTAATGCCGGAAGGCTTTTTGGTAAGAATGCGTTAGACGCCACTTTTAAATTCCTTTACGACAATCCTGCTACCGCTGATCGGGCTTTAGGCAAGCAACTTGCCGAGAGTAAAGACCCGTTAATGCAAGAAATTGTCAAACAGACAGGTGTGGTTGACGAGCTTACGCGAGTGAGCGAGAAGATGACCGCAAAAAGTTTGGCTCTCCGAGATCATTTTGGGATGACAGAGGAGGAGATAACCCCCGGTGTTAGCCCGTTAGGCTGGCAAAAGATCGTAGCTGGATTAGGCGGAGCAGTTCC